TTTTAACCAGTTGTTATAGTGTGGGTTGTTCCAGTTGTCACTGATTTCATAAGAAGGGATTACAACCTCTTGGATGTATCTCCTATTCTCTTCTACAAGTTTTACCTTGGCATCAATGGTAGCACCCCACCATATAGCACCACCTAATTGGACTGCTAAGAATGAGACTACTGCGAATGGTATTTTAGTCATATAAACCTGCCATACTTGATGTTGTTGTGCCATGCCCTACTTCAGGCAATGGATCTCCTTCTTCGGGTTCTTCGACTAATGTACCCAATGACCTACGTATCTCACGTAACTCTCCGAAGTTCTTTTGTTTAGTACCACCATCGTATTCCCATGCATACCCTTCGGCAATCATCTGTTCATTAAGTGATGTCTCATCATCACCAACATATAACCAGCCAAGTAGACGGCCGTACTTACCCATACCGCCTTTGAGTTCAGTGCGTATAGTAAGTTCATGCTCCCCATTGATTGTGTCCTCTAAGGTAGATTTCATCCAGTTAGTAGCATCTATTCCTAGTGCCTTTTCTTCTAGATCTCGTGTTCGCTTCTCAGGTGTGTCGATACCAGCTATACGAACACGTTCGTGCTTATAGATATCGAATCCTAAATCTATTACTACGTCAATGGTATCTCCATCAACTACTTTTACTATCTCAGTCACCCTGAAGTTGTAACAACTCTTCCGTGACGGTGGTGTCATCTTGCCCATTGGGATACCAATCGTCGTACTTAAATATATAGACAAGAGAAACTGATACTCCTATAAGTAGTATCACAACCATCCATATTATTGACCAGACTATCATTATGTTAGTACAGCGAATTGCTAATGAGATTATTAAAAGAGCAGAGACATTAGATGGTTTGGAACCTATAAAATGTGACTGCGAACTAATAGAATTTGAGGCAGGATGGATAAAGAATGAGATGTGGAAGTCCACAGGTCTCAGAAAGATTCATGTAGAGACTTCTGAAGTTAAAGGACTAGATGTACTTCACTGTGTATTCTTCCCAGACTTTGAGTATAATATTCCTATCTTCGGATGCGATATAGTTGCTACTAAAACAGTTATTACTGCTGCTATTGTTGATGTCTCTCCTGTAAGGGGAACTGAAGCGATATACGATAAGATAGTACCAGTCAGTAATTCATACAGGTTTAAAGAAAAGAGACCTCTACCACTATGGGGTGATGAAATATTTTCTCCTTGCTTTAAGTTCGTTAGAATCAGAGATGAAGATGAGGTAGAGGAGTATATTAAAATACTAACAGGTTACCTGGATATCTTCTGCAACTGGGTAAAGGCTACTAAAAAAGATGACGATTGGGTACAGTCCATGCTAAGGATGGATGACCAATGTCATTATTCTCATCAACAAAGAAAGAATAAGAAGACTATTGCAGCACTGTCGAGTTGGTTTAATAAAGAATGGGCAATGGAATACATCTACAACATTCTATTTGATAAACCTACGACACATGGATTACTCCCTTCATTCCAGCCCCAGCATGGGGATCACACTGAATCTCGTAGTCACCTGCCTCAGGGAAAGTAACATCGAAACTCTCACCAGCAACGAATGCTAGATCACCATGTGATAGTTCTGGATGATCTGCTACCTGCATATTATGAGGAGGTAGATCACCATTAGTGAAGGTTACAGTATCACCAACTGAGATTGAGACCTCATTTGGTTCGAAGATCAGGTTACCACCTGAACCCATTTGGATATCAGCAGCATAAGCTTGTGCTGCTAATGTGAAAGATAGTGCTAATGAAGTAAGCATCACTGTGATACGACTCATCCACCACATGATTTCATGTTTCATAATATTGCAGAGAATAGAGAATCTTCTTTAAGAATGCAATCAATAGAATGCGGATGCTCCTTTAGATAGGAAACATCCGCACATGCTTGATTTCTTGCTGAATAGGCATCCTCTGCGTACTCGCAGATCTCTTGGTGATGCCTTGTCTGGTCCATATAGGACACTGTATAATGAGACACGATTTTTAGGCCGAGGGCTCGCTAATTGTATAGGTATTTATCCCAGAAATCAATATAAATGTTCTTCTTGTCCGAGTTCGATAACACAGTCAGAGGTTGGATACGCAACGCAAGTTAGAACGAATCCTGCTTCTACTTGTTCTTCATCTAAGAAGGATTGATCTTCTTGATTTACTGTACCTGAGACGATCTTACCAGCACATGTACTACATGCTCCAGCACGACAAGAGTAAGGAGCATCAGCACCTTCTTCTTCTGCTCGGTCTAAAATATATTCGTCAGATGCACACTCGAAAGTGGTCTCTGTTCCTGCTGCGTCTTTTACAGTTACTTGATAGGATGCCATTTAGTTCTCCAGAACCTCTATACTATATAGCATCTATTGAGAAAAAACAACCCCTTATTGAGAACGCAAATCAATTGCAATAACTACTTATTTTCTTCTTTCCTCATTTTTTTCTCAGCACATGTCTCTGCGACACACATCTGACACTTAGGACAATATTTTTTCCCAGGAGGACAGTTGTGCTCTTCGTTAAAAAATGTTCTAAGTGATTTCATATCTATGCAGGTGCTTTGTATCCGTTAACTGGATTCATTGGGCAATTCTTTTCGTGCTTCTCTGTCCAACTATAGGGTTTCCAATGTCCCTGTGGTGGTTTAAGTCCACAGAACTGGCATACCTTTCTACGTTCTTCAGCCATAGTGATATGCTCCTTTGCTTGTCTTTTTGGGTAGTTTACCGCTTCTGACTTTAGTACCAGAAGTTTCTCCCTGTCCTGTAGGATGGGAACCAGGTTTGGACTTACCTATGTTAACTGACTTCCCAGGCTTCTTAGCCTCGGTATCATGTAAACGTGCTGGTTTGTCCTTATCTTTTGTTATCACGGATTCTTGACCGTGCTTGCGTCCTAGACGACGCATCACCTTCCCAAAACGACGTTTAGACATTTTACTAGATTTAGAAGTCTGATAGGAAACTTCTGTGCCAGTTTCACCACTGTCATACTTATACTTGCCCTTACCTTTTGAGTGACCGATCCCATGCTTCTTGAGATCCTTCTCTAGAGATTTTCTAGAGGATCGGTTCTTTTTTTCGGAATCACCCCTGTCTGCAGAGATGTGCCCTGTGACTTGAGTTTTAGACTTTTGATATTGTCTGACAGTTTTGTTGCCCTCTTCGATGAATCTACTGAAGGTCATCTTTTCATTGACATCCTTCTTCTCATCTGTATTCTCTGACTTTTTCTTCTTATCTCTAATTACTTTTACAGCAGTCTTAATCAAAGCAGATGCTAGACCTTCATCTAGTTGCTCCTCTTCACTAACTACTTTTTTAACGTCCTTAGCGAACTTGACAGTAGCCTTAACGCCAGACTTGACACCCTTGGCAAACTCCTTGGCACGTTTCTCTGGAACTTTACCTTTGGCACGTGCAGCAACATATCTCTTCTTGAGTTTTCCAGTAGCTTCCTTATGGCGGTCAACACCTTTCTTGACAGTATCCTTGAGTTTACTATAAAGACCTTTCTTCTCAGGTTTCTTTTTAGGTTGCTCTTTCTTTGCCTTAGGCACTGACTTCTCAACTTTCTTTCTAATCTCAACGACCTTTGGCTTAGCTTTTGGTTTTGCCTTAGGTGCTGCTTTCTTTTTAGCAGCAGGTTTCTTCTCATCGTAATTGGTATTGTCTTCATCACCATAGTTCCTCTTGGCAGCAGCAGTCTTAGCATACTCACCTTTGCCTGATTTCTTTCTAGCAGCGTCACCAGCATCTACCTTTGCCTTTACCTTCTCATATGAAGGAGCACTCGCTGATGCCTTTCTAGCAGCCCTTTCCTCTTCCAAATATTCTGGAGGTGGATCAAGTATATACTCTACAAAATCTTCTAGACCAACCTCTTCTATAATGAGGTCTAATCCTTCTTCATTGATACCTTCTTCATAGAAGTAATCAACAGCAACTTCTAACGCTGCTGCTTCCCATTCTTCTTTCCTGGATGGTGCGATTGCACCTGGACCATGCTGTGCAATAATTGCTGCCCTGACATTCGCAAGTGCCTGATCTGAAGCCTTCTTCGCCGCTTTCGGATCATACTTCTTAGAGGATTTATATGACGATCTAGGAGACGGATCATCGCCGCCAGAAGCACTTCCACCTCGCTCAAGACGACGATCCTTAATTCTATCGTACTCTTCCTCAGAGATAGTCTCACCCTTGGGGTTGTAACTCTGTGCCAAAGCAGTATAAGGAACGGCTTTCCTCTGCTTGACTTTCTTTTTCTCAACGGCTTCATCATGTTTTGCCTTCCCTTTTTTAACAAGAGCGATCACTCCTTCTTGTTCTAGTTGTGGCTTATCACCTTTAATTTTCTTATGTCCACGGTCTGACCTGTGGAGTGCACGTCTTAGTTTACCATGACCAGCCACATTGTGACTGACACCAAACTTACGTACGTTTCTTGTCTTTTCTTTCTCTTCTGGAGTACCAGTATCTACCTTAGCTTCGTTAACGTCAGTCATACTAACCTCCAACAATCTGTACTTGTTCGACAACGACACCACCTGAACCAGAACCTGCAGTCAGTAATGCAGTTCTTTGTACCAAAGGAATAGTGCCAGCAACTACATCCGCTTCAGATAAAGCGTAGTCAGCAGAAGCACCAGAAGCATCGAGGTCAGTGGTAATAGTAGTAGCAGTAACGGAAGCAGCTTTCTTACCAGCACTACCAGCAGTAACAAATGCTGCTACAAATGCAGTGTCTCCACCATTGGATGTGGTAATAGTGTCATTAGCAGCGAATGTGTGACGACCACCATTTGAGTATCCTTCTATCGTAAGGACTGTAGGGTTAGCATCAGTTGCTGCAGAAATCTTTGCAGTTTTCGGTTTACCTACCGAGATTAGTTCAGGAACACCAGCAGCGAGGGTTATAGCAGGACCTGCCCCAACTTGGATGCTGGATGCAGCAGTTGCTAATACTCTAATTACTCCCGTTTTCACTGTGATATACGCAGTACCCGATGCACTTACGGTTTGCGTATCTAAAACGTTTAATACTGACATTACTAATGCTTCCTATACCTATATGTTATTTATCTTGCTTTTGTTTTAGAAACTTAGCGAGATCTGCAGTGCTACCAACAAACATAGTGTTGTTTGTAACCTCTGTAGTCTTACTTCCCTTGGGATTTTCTATCTCGTTAACTTTCTTATGCAGATCAGCAAGTTTATCTGCTACATCTCCTACGTGTTTAATCAACTGTCCAGCAACTTCATATGCTCTGGGTTGATCTGATTCCTGTGCTAGCTCTAGGATACCATCGACAGCTTCCTGTCCCTTCTCAATGAGAGAATATAGATTACCACGAGTGTAATCATAATCTTTCTTGAGTTGTTCTGTTGGACCAGTTATGTTAGCAAGTTGTTCTTTCCTAGGGGCACAACCCCCTTCGGGTATAATAGAAGTCTCTACATCGAGAGCATCCTCTATACCATCAAACTTACTCGTCTGCTCCTGTCGTTGGGTTCCTTGACTTGCCATCAGAAAATTCAG